CACTTGTTCTGTGAAACACTTCACAACCAACTCATTATCCGAACCGCAGGCCGCTTTCAGTGCTTCGAAATATGCCTTCTGTTTCCGCTCGCCTTCGGCAAGTCCCTCAGTCTTGCCTTTTTCAAATAGCTCATTAGACAAGTCCGGATGTTGTTCGTTAAGCTCTTCCAGACTTGTTATCTCCGTCGTTTGATCTTCCATAATATTATGCTCCTTTAATAAATTGAATTTCACGTTTTCGTTATCAGCTAATGCCGATGATTTTGTATTGATATCAGAACCAAAAACACACATGCTCACTTCTTTGATAACCGATTTTCTAAAGACAGCACCCGGGCCTTTCAAGGTCAATCCGTTTACCTTGACATTCGCACCTTCCTGGACACGTTCAATGACAGACGGCCAGCAAAACAGACTCGCTTCCATCGGAAAACCTTTTTTAATATCTGCCCTGATTTCCTGTGCTTTGTCGTTATCAAGAAATTCACCCTCGAAAGTGACATTGCCGTCAATCTTCTGTTTGGTTGTAAACCCGATGCGGCTGGCTGTAAAATGTGATTCCAGGACAGCCAAACGTTTTTTATAAAACTTAGTCCCTTTCAAATCAATAGCCAGATTCCCCCAGAACCAATGACCTTTTATAATACCGCCGGAATATCCCACTATCCGGAATTTGTTACTTTCGCCGTCACCGTCTGTGAAAAGCACTTCCGCTTTCTCGTTTAATACACAGGCTTTCACAGGCGCTGTATCATCATCCGAGAGAGATTGTTTGTTCTTTTTCTTGGCCGCTTCGAATCGTATATGTTTTACCTTGTTCTTTGTAAGCCAACTCTTTGCCGCTGCTGCTGTCCAATGTTTTGTCGGAAAAGCAAGAGCTTGTGGTAAAGGCGGGTCTTTGGGCTTGCTCTTTCCTTTGAGCTTTGCCCAGATAATAGAAATCGTGTTCGGAACTTTGATCTTGTTATAAAGCTTGCCGCCTTCCGTTCTGCGATAACTCTTCGGATCGAAATCTTTCGGATTTCTTAATCTTGCTCTATGCTCGTTTTCAAAAGACATAATATCCCCTTTTATAAAGCCGCCGGCGTTCCTGATTTTTCAGGAAGCAAAGTCACTCCCTTTTCGTCAAGATAACTTTCCTCTTCCGCTCTCTTATCTGTAACGTCATTAAAGTCACGTCCCTGCCTGCTGCAAATTATAGAATGGTTAATTGTTCCATTTTTTAACTGTTGTTCGTCCGCCTTCGATTCCTTCCAAGGGTCAACATAAGGCCAGCGCTTGCATAATATATCGAATCTTGCCCAACCGTCGCACTGCGACAATTTTTTCTTTGCGAACCATTCCTGCAGCTTTAATAAATAGAGCCTTCTCATAAAAGGTTTTATCAACAGTTCCTGTTCATCAAGCCACGTGTCCCGGGCCTCTTGATATGCAACGCGTGAATTCATAAACGTAGCTCCGGAATAGTCACCAGTCACCAGCATAAGCGGCATGTTCACAGGATTGCCGATAATCATCAGGATGCGCATCATAAACGGATCGAAAGCAGCTGCCGGCCTCGTTGTTCCGATTGCTTCGGCTTTTTCACCGAGCCCGCCTTCCCATATAATGCCCGGGTCTATCTTTTGAACCGTCCTGTTAGCATCATCTTTTCCGGACGGATGAACACCGCCTGTATATGGTACTGCTTTTCCCGCTGCGTCTTTTGTCGTAATCATCATCGGAAAACAAGCATTGATCTTCGCAGCGACAAGTTCCGCATCTACATATCCGAAAAGTTTGTCAATCGCATCGACTGCACTTATAAGAACCGGCTCTCCACGCGACATGCTGAACCTGTCCGGATTAAATGTGTGGTGAACATCAGCTGCAAGGTATTGTTTAAAAGTATCGCTTGCAATATACCCCCACTTGTTCGGTTTGCCTACGTAATAGCCGATGACTCGATTATTCGTTTTCTTTACAGCGACACCATTCACAATATTGAAATATTTGCCTTCTTTTTTTCCATACGGAGTGCCGACTTGTTCACCCTCAACAGCCTGTATTCCTTGGTCTGTGAAAATGGTAAACAAGTCACCGTCCCTGCAATAAGCATGAAATAACATTTTAAGATAAGCATGAATATTGAATCGCCCGGTGACATCACAGGGATGATTTATCATTTCATCTTTCCAAAGTTCCTCCGCTTCTTTGTTCCACCCTTTATCTTCGGTCCTTGCCTGAATCTTTGTCGCTGTACCGACAACTTTCGTTGCAAGCTTTCGGTATATGCCTTTCACCAATGGATTGTTTCTCCCCAGGTCCCGGCAAATTTCTCGTAGGTCATCGAGCTTCGTTTGTGTCAAATGCCAGTCACCTGTACCGCCCAGACCGGAACGTTTCGTTCGCGTTCGATGTTTGTCCAAGATGTCATATCCGAAGCGATACGATTTTCGGTACATTGCCTTACGTGGTGACAAAACCGCTACATAATCATCAAGCCGTTTTGATAAACGGAGCAAGAACGGTTCGCTGCTTTTTCTTTTAACTTCTCTCATGTCTCTGCAACTGTAACTCTGCCTCTGTCACCTTTATCTATCCGTAGAAGTAAATCTTTCTCTCTGGCATAAAGTGTTCGAAGTTCCGGACGAACCGTTACACGCCCGTCCTTCGTCAAGCTTTGTGCACCCTCCTCGATGCGTGTTATCGCCGCTTGCACGCTTGCTAATTGTTCGGCAAGGGTAGGCATTTTTAACTTCCCTTCTTTTCAATTCCACCCTCGATAATAACCGCCCCGCCATTTCCTATCCAACGTGACATCGTCTCCGCTTCCGGTCTTACCACCGACATCGGTCCCATTAATGTGGATTTTGCAACAACATTTTGTCCGATATCTTTAATCACCCAAACGCATGTTTCTTCGGACAATCTGATCACATGAATTTCGTACATGACTTGAAACTACAAGGCGAGTCTGGGAAAAAAAAGGGTGTTTGTACCAAGAATTAGTACAAAGATGAAAATTTTTTGAACTATTGAGGCTGATAGTTTTCCTCAACGCTCTTGAAAGTATAGCCGCAATTGCCACATTTATGCCGGCGTATTGGCAAATCTCTGCTGCTATACACAGGACAATTTGTGCTGTTACATGCCGGACAGCGGATACGAACATAGCGAACAACCTTGTCTTTTGGTTTGTCCGGTTTTTTCTTTCTTCGTTTACCAGGCAAATGCAGGTCTGGCAAATCATCTAAGAATCCGTTACTCATTTTATGCCTCTGCGTGATCTATTGTCCCAATGTTCGCCTCGGCTCTCGGACATGAACCCCGCCCAAATTCCAAAAGCGCGGACCGCGCTCACCTGCGGACCTGACCGCCCCGTGGTCCAGACGATATATCTCCAATACAATAATTCAAGAATAAGGACATACCGACCGAAAACATCAACCTGCCAAACCCATCCGAATATCATGTTTTTAAGATTCCGAATTTTCACAACCTGCCAACATCGAACGTCTTGTTTGTTCTTCATAAATCCACCTGTTATAAATCATTTCTTCCCGCGATCTGAAAACCGCTTAAAAACACAAAATCTTCCAAAACCCCTGATTCAGCCTCTTATTTTCAATTTTGGAGTCCCCAGAAGCCTCGTAGAGCGATTTTTTTGGTTCCCTCGGTATAATATTACCCTGTTTTTCAATTTGAGCCATTTGAGGCTTTTTTCCCTTCTTTACAGTTACAGTTTTGGCAAATCGTCCAGGAACCCGGACCCCGTTGCCTTTTTCTTTTTTTCCGGTGCCGGCCTTGCCAGTTCCAAGCTCGGCAGTGATTGAGCGCCGCACAACTCAGCTGCAAAAGACGAATAAACCTTGCAGTCCCAAAGGTGATTCGGCAGGTGTTCTTTTTTCAATATCCAAATTAGCTCGTAACTTTTTTTGCGTTTTGTTCTAATCGGTCTTTGTTCTTCCGCTGTTAAATGATTTAGTGACTCTCTCGTAGTATCTTTATGTAGATGCCAATAGCCCGGGCCTGGTGTTTTTGAATCGAATATCAACCTGAACAGCCTGCTTTTGTATATATTCACATTAAGATCATAACGAGTCATTGTGCCGCCCGCGATCTTGGTCGCCCTGAACGGACGGGTCCGGACGCTGTCATCGCCGCGAGCCTGCAAGAGAGCAAGTTCATTGCACTGGCTGCAAAAATCTTTTATCACGTCCGGCCTGTAACCGACATCGATTGCAGTTATGTAAATGTAAAATAACAAACTACTATCCTCTGCAGAAACCCACGGAGTCTTTAGAAAACTTCGAAGCAAGTTCAGATTTTCAAGCTCTTTCGTATCGCCTGTTTCCAAACGTCCCTCGTAAATTGTCCAAACCTCAGACAGATATCCCCATCCCTCAACGCTTACCCAAACGTGGTCGACCTGAATATCAACACCGCAGCTGATCATCTGAACGCCCGCCGGCACTATCCCTTGATGATAATTGCCGATGTGTGGTATCAGCTTACTCAATTCTGTTTCTTTTTCAGTTTCCTTCCAGGGCTCTGCCAACTGTGAATTGACATAATCCTGCAGAGGCTTGACATTGCCTTGCTTTTTTTCTTTTATTGCATTAGCCCAATCGCCGGCCAGATCATCAATCGTCTGAAAAACCGGATGCAGCATGAAAGCCGATATCCTGCAGCTGTGGTGACTTGTCAAAGGGATTTCGCCTATAATGTTTCCGGACCTGTCAACTTTGCATCCTGCAGGTGCGTAAATCCCGGCGCTTACAGCGTCCCACCGCTCATATTCGGTCCACGGTTTTTTGCAGTGCGGACAAACATATCTCGCGTGTCCGCCGCTCCTGTATATTTCTGCATCGAGCAGGCTGCCGTCTTTGTTTTTGTCCATCTCTACGTTGATATTTTTCATAACGTGATAAATACTGCAAAAGCGACATGGAACGAAAAGCTCATTCTTATCACCTTTTTGGAACTCTGCATCGAATAAGTCACCTTCCTCGACAAAAGTTGATAAGACAAGCAATTTTGAGCGAGTGCGAAACGTCCTCTGTCTTTTTTTCGACAGGCTGACCGAATCTGCCTCTTTTCCCGTGTACGGCGGGAATTTACCGACCTCATCAAGTATTACATGACATACAGGATTATCAGACAGTGCAGCTGCACTGTTGGCCCATGCTATATATAAAATCATATTATCGAGTATCGTTTCCTTGCCTATATTCAGCTTCTCAAGCTTGCCGCCCAGATGGCTTAAAAGGCTCGGAGTCGATTTGAACATCGGACGCAACCGAGTTGCGATCCTTCGATTTGCATCTTTCTCCCTTGGCATGACTATCATTGTCGGTGCCGGTGCCACGTCAATGGTTCGCCCAATAAATATATTGCTTAATTCAGTTTTCGCCCCCTGACTACAGGCTGCAACTGTCACTTGTCTTGTCCCCATATCCGAAAGCCATTCCATCGGCTTTCGTAAAAAAGGAACGTATTCATTCGACCAGGGGCCCGCGAGCTCTGCGGTTTCTTTCGGCAGGATATAACGGCTTTCAGCCCAATCAGACAGTGACGGGATATCCTGACTTTTACATACTTCCAGCACTTCCGGTTGTATCGGCATAGGCCGTTTATTAAGTATCATTTCTTTCCCCGCGTGGTCTTAAACTAAGCAATAATTCAATCAGCTGCTTTTCTTTTGGTCCAGGCAAATTCAATTCACCTGGTATCTTGGCAGCCTCACTATGTAAATCCCGAAAAAACCTTTTTGTTATCTCTATAATTTTTTCGCGTGGCTGGCTGCTGCAAAGTTTTGCCAGTTCCTCAGTGCCTCTATCGCAAAAAGTAATAATATTCTGAACCCACGCGATCTGTCCCATGATAACTTCTTCCCGGTCAAGTAATTGGTTTCGATGTTTGGCAAGCTCAACTTGCAATTTTTCCGCTCTCATTGATCTCAATGGATCAAATGGGGCTGTTGATATTTTGCCAGGTGAACTTGTCGCTCTTTTCAATAGATAATCCTCGAACCAACCAAAGAAGATACTAAGGTCAAAAGTCTTGTCTGGATTTCGCGGCAACCCGCACTTTGAAAACCATTCGTGAATCGTTTTTCTGTTCTTCCCCGTCAATTCCGAAAGCTGTTTTATTGTTATCCGAGAAGCATCGAGTCCGGTTATCTCTTTTTCCGGCACAAGAAAACCGTCCACCGCTTTAAGCGCTGTTAGATTTCCTTCCTTCGCTGCCTCAATGATTGCCGTTTTTATTTCAAAATGTAACTCAAGTGTCGTCTGATCCCATAAGTCACCAATTTCCTCATCTTCGTTAATCAAATCTTTCAGCTGCTGGCCACTCGAAAAATTTAACCTTTTCGCAGCTGCGGATATACTCGCTCCTGTTCTTGCCAAGTCTCTAAGTTTACGCAGTAATCTACCTCGCTCCCATGCCTGCTTAATCTTTGGATGGTCCAGGAATATCTCCGATAATGATTTTGCTTTTTTTAGTGTCGCGTCCGCTTCGGTCAAGTTATCACATTCAAGCCCCATCAACCGAATTTCCGCTTCTGTGACTGGCGATCTCGAGCGCCTTTTTCTGTCTGTCTTTTTTTTTATGTTTTTCTTTTTGGTTTTCCGCTTTTTAGGTTTGGTCTGTTTTTTCGAGGTTATTTCCGGCACCTGTGATTTCGTCTTGGCCGATAGGCGCTCATATCTTCTAAGCTCCTCGATTTCCGACTTTGTCAAGGTCTGACTTGATTTGACTTTTTGCAATAAAAACAAAAACCGCTGCCTCCATGCGATATCGGTTATATTCTCTTTTGCCATTAGTTCTACTTATATTTTCGCGTGTCTGTACTGGTGAATTTAATCCCGCCCAAATAAGCCGCCAGATCATTCTTGATGTAATAATTCTTTCCGTAGTGTTCACAAAGTGCAATTGCTTCTTTACCGAATTTTCGCTAGTTTATGTCACTGTCTTTGTGGTTCAGTTTTCCTATTTTGTAATGGTCAACATAATCATGCGTCAATGCTATAATCGCAAGTGAATCATCTGCATCAATAACAGGTTCAAGGCTTACCCACGTTTCGATCCCTGCTTTGTGTGCCTGAATTATGGCTTCCATCCTGTTTGCCGGTGAAGCTGCGTTTGGTTCGGTTTCTCTCGAATGTTTTTCATTTAAAAACGTCAAGGTTGTCGCAAACGCGTCACTTGCTTTATATAAATCAAAGTCCCTTGTCGCTCTCATACCGCCTTTTGTCAGGACCTGAAACGGAATATTGTTTTGCTTTAAGATTTTTATAACTGACCGTGTGACTTTTTCTTTATCGTCAAGCGGCTGATACGGGTCACAGGTAAAGCATAATAAAACACGTTCATCCGTCCAGGCATGTCTCGGTGCTTCTTTTCTAACATTTCCGATTATGCCTTGTCTGACCGCGGCCTCTGCAAAATCTCTGTTGTCGAACGCTCTCATACCTGGGACATAGCAATAATCGCATCCATGAGAACAACCGACATAATGATTCAAGGCCAAGAACGAATACTCCAACGCCCTTCCTTTGGGTCTGTAAATAACAGTCATAAGATTACCCTCACTTTTTTGTTATTGCTTCCATTCTGATTACCACTTTGCCTTGTCTAATGTTCGTGTGGAATTTTATTGTTTTGGCTCTCAAGACCAAATCGATCCAATGTTCGGACAATTGCAGGCAATCGTTTTGATCTACTCTCAATTTTTCGCAGTAAGTTTCGTGCCCGATGTCTCGCGATTTAAAAGTGTTGACACAATATCCTGCTTTTGTCTTTGCCTCATTTTCAAAACAAATCACCTGGCAGCAGCCGTGATGATGTTGAGGCTGGAACCATACTTCGAATTTATCAGGAGCGTTTTTTATAGCTTCCTGCAAATCCTTCGTTCGCTTTTGATTAAAGTAATATCTTGCCATTTTTTTGTCCCTCAAATTACTTTTCCAGAATTCCTAATCGGTTTCATCTTCTATAAATGTTTTGAATAGCAATTCATTCTTATCTTTTGCACTGCTATCCCTCGTAAGCCACCATTGCCAATATTCATCAGGGCCTCCAAATGGAGTTTTATCAGGTCGAAAACTTGCTTTAATTGCTCTTTCCCAAGCACGACACATCTTAGGCCATCGCTTTAGGTCTCTCCATACATCTCTTTTCATTGGACATAATACACAGCCCAATCGCTTGAACCCTTCATCGTATAGTGAGCAATAAGATATGTTTCTCGATTTTATGTATTGCCAGACATCGGTAGTTGTCCAGTCAACAATTACATTCAAATATCGCTTTGTTCTGTCACGATAACAGAATTCCACCATTTTGCGATTAGAGCGATTTGCCCCTTCCGCCCTACGGATACCCGTAACAACTAAACGCCCTGAACCCCCTGATTCTTTTTGTGTCTGACAGCAAAATCTGGATTGCCGCATTGGTGGTCGGCAGGATTTCTTGACTAATTCCCACATTGACCGTTTTGGTCGATGAATTTCAACGTCTGGTTGCTCTTTGACGTGCCTTACCAATTCGGGCGGATCTGCTGTTGTAAGACTATGGTGTGCATCATATTTAACACCCGAGCGCCGAATCAAATCAAGAACTACGTCACTATCTTTGCCGCCTGAATAAGCTACCCAATATCCTTTTTGTGGTTCAAACGTCTTTAGCCTTTCAATAGCTATTTCATCAAGTTGACCAAACAGAGTATTGTTTTGATTTTTCATAAAGCCCTGTGCCGGAGTCGAACCGGCGTTCCGTGAAAAACCGTTTTCACTTCCCGGATTCAAATACATCTGCTTAAACCCGTTCAAGTCATGATATAGCTC